AAGAGTGGAACGACATGTTACACGCCTTTTTAGACGACCCTCAAAGTGAGACAAATCATATCGTTTTAGGTATGAATTTAGACCAAAAAAGACAAGCAAGAGGAAACGCTAAGAACGGTGTCCCCACCTGGGTTTAGACACATGGCGGCCGTAAAGGGGGATGGGAAGGGTGGACCCATTTCCCGACGGGAGGAATTCGAGACAAGCTCTCATTCCTCCTTTTTCCTTTAATGAACAGTGAGGGAACAAAGACTCCAAAGACAAACATTCTCCCTCTTAGTTCATTCATCTACTCTACTGTCTGAATCCAGTGAGTACTGATTCTTTCAATCCATCTGAATCCCACCACTACTGATACTACTGTATGCACTCCGTTAAACTCATTCATGTAACACCTGATGCAGAAGAACTAATTAGTTACATGGCTAGAGTATCTAATCCCTCTAACCAAACAAACACTAAGACTAGTGCTAAACTAATTAAGTACCTTATTGATCATTCTCATTGGTCACCCTTTGAGATGGTGAACATGTGTGTAGAAATAGAAACAACCCGAAGCATAGCAGCACAGATACTAAGACATAGAAGCTTTAGCTTTCAAGAGTTTAGCCAACGGTATGCAGATGCTTCCCAACTCGGAAGTCCTACAGTACCTCAACTGCGTTTACAAGACACAAAGAATAGACAGAATAGCATCGAAGTAGAAGAGGAAGACCTGTTTCTTAAACAAGAAATTACTCAACTCTTTAAACATTCGGAGTTAGTCTATAAGAAACTACTTGAACAAGGTGTAGCTAAGGAGTGTGCAAGAGAGGTGTTACCGTTGTCTATGCCTACCCGTATGTACATGAATGGTAGTATTAGAAGTTGGCTACACTATTGTGACCTCCGAACCTCTAACGGTACTCAAAAAGAACACGCACAAATAGCTGCACAGGTACAAGACCTACTTTATCAACACCTTCCAAGCGTATCCGAAGCGATGTGGAACAAAAACTTAGACTAAATGAGTTTAAGACTCTTCAAAAGGCGTGGAGTCGGGGTATCCCGTGGTGGGATCACCTCGTCTTCGCCCTTTTGTGGTGGCTTGAGGAGAAAATAATCGACTATAGAGTCAAAACAGAGGTAACAAAAGCCATTGAAGAGGTTAAATTACCTCCTATGCCCGATATGGTCACTCCGATCTACAAGGAAACGCCGTCTAAGACCTCTACAAGCCTCCCTGAGATGCGTTTGACCGCTCCTTGGTACGTTGGTGAGGTGAGCGAGCGTAGCGAGCCCCCAGAGGGCTTGTAGAGGGGTCTTAGATTTTTGACATAATTTTGTCTTACCATATATCATATAAGCGACGCTGATCAATCCCCCATGGGGGGTATCACCAATCCCTATCAATGCCGCTCGGCTTCGCCTCGCTTCCTTCATCCCGTGTTATGCTGTATCATCCAGCTCGGCAAAGGGAGCGGAGCGCGAAGCGCGGAGCGGTTAAGCATCTATCGTTACGCCTTATTGAGAATGGTTTGCAATAAGCTAATATGCGTTAACGCGCATACCGACATCAAAACATCTGTCATGCCTTCCGCCTGTTAGCGTCAGTTGAGCGCCAGTTGAACAAGTGCACACCATTTCAACCAAACGGCTTGGCGCTGTGCCATACTACTAAGGTAGTCAAGGGAGCAACAGTGCCACGCATTAAACTAAAAGACACAACCTTTGTACTAGGTGCTAAGCCTATGTCTAACCTGCTTTGGTGTAACAAAGTGCCAAAGGGTAAGCGTAACAAACCCGCTAAGATTAACGGTGTTCAACATAGCGAAGTATCTGATGCTGTAGAACACGTGTACTACATGCCAGTCAATTAACTGTCCACTACCCCTTGACTTTTGCCTCAAGGTGTGCCATACTAAAAGCATGAAAGAACAAACCTCTTACCGCCTGCAATGGTACGCCGAGCACGCCGCCGAATGGCGTGATACTGGCTTCTCGTCTCGCTTCCTTCCTGTTGTGCAGGAGAAGCTGAACAGTGATAGCATCATCTGCGGTGGCACTGTGGCGCTTCGCATACTGTCCACCATCGCTTGACTTTCCACCGATTCTGTGCCATACTTACAGCATGACAACCACAGCTTTCAACCGCTCTCACCTTATCTCTGCCTTGTATCACGAGTACCAGTTCCTTTGTCATGACGACTTCGATCCCGATGTTGATCCTACTCCTGACGAATATCTTCAGATGCTGCAACAGCTGACAGATGCTGAGCTTATCGATGAGTCATCTTCTGACGATCTCGATGAGTATATCCGCCATTGGCTTTGAGTTAGTTACACTTTCCCATCAACATCTGATGGGTTTCTGTAGCTTACAGGCTACACTCATTCAACCTTAAACACTTCACAACATGCTTATCACTCGCACTTCTGACGCAATTGATTACATCGTCACCGATATCTTCCTTGGACGTGTTAACGTCAAGTTTGCTAATGGACATTGGTATCGTTATACTAACGTGAGCCGTCGTGCTATCCTCAACCTTGAGCTTAATCCTAACATGTCTCTTGGGTTTTGGGTGAACGATAACATCATCAACAACCCACGAGTTAAGCAAGCATTCGGTGTTAATCTCGCTATTGCCTGACGATTACACTAAACCCTTCGGGGTTTTCTGTAGTCCTCACGACTACGCTCAACTAACATTACACATTCACATCATGTTCTTTCAAGCTGACAACCTGCAGTCTTCCGCTATCCGTAGCCTGAAGCTCAATCCTGCTACTAGCCAGGCACTCGTTGAGTATGTCTCCAGTGCTAAATCGTTCCTGTATGAGAACGTTAACGCTGAAGCAATTACTGACTTCTTCTTCGGAGAGTTTGAGTCTGCTGGTAAGTTTGTCAATGCATATTGCAAGGGCAATCAGTACACCGTCGTTGGCTGACGATTATACTAAAGCCTTCGGGCTTTTCTATAGTCCTCAAGAGTGTTTCGTTACACTCAACGAGACTATGTGTTCTTCACCTTTTCCGCCTGATGCTTTTCTACACCCACGAACTCACCGATGCTCTTAAAGAGCGTTTCGATGATATGGACGAGATCCGCGATGTTGCACACCACGGTTGTAGTGGTGGTGTGTCTGGTTTCATCTACAACCAAGAATGTAACGAGTTCTTTGATACTCACGAAGACAGCGTAGAGGATGTTTGCTATGACATGCTCGGCAATGATTGGATGGCTACGCTCACTAAGCAAGCCAAGATCTCGTCAATTCTTGAACTTAAAACGCAAGCAGTTTGGTTTGTCGTTGAGGCTTACTGCCAGAAAGTTATGCAAGACATGGAACAAACCGTCGCTGCCTAACTAACACAAACCAACACATTCACACATCACAAGGACGCACTCAATTAATGCAAGCTCCCACTGTTAGCTATAACTTCTTTCTCAAAGATGCTCACATGTTCTATTGTAAGCATGATGATACCATGAACTTTATCGCTGATGATGAGTCTCGTGTAGAAATTGCAGGTATCAGTGCACGTACAATGTTTACATGTGCTCGCAATGCTTTCTGCGCTGGTGATAACATCCTCAAAGAACTTGAGGGCAAACCTCATCAACTAGAGTCTGCACGTGAAATGATCGAAGCACTTGAAGGGTTTCTTGACGCTTACAAAAAAGAGGAGGACGCTGAATGATTAGCAACACCTGCTACGAACTCATTAACACTGCACACGATCTTATCAAGTATTGGAAACGTATCTTAGCCAATCCTGAGGTAGTGTTGTCTACTGTAGATCCATGGCATGAGTATCGTGAGAATCATGTAGACTATTATAGGTATCTTGCGTGGGCTGAATCGTACGATCAAACTGAGGAGAATTACTGAATGATTAGTCAAGAGAATCGAGAGTTTGTTAACTTCTTGTTTGACAAGCTTGTGTCTACTGTTGACACTGATATGATAGATTTGCATGATGATGATTCATGCTGCGATCACATTAACTTTGAACAACTAACTCTCCTGAATGACTGAAACTAACATCATCTTGGCTATCATCGGCTGTGTTGGCTTGTTGTCTACACTTGCTGTGTACTCACGAGCTAACACTGCCGTTACACGTTACGAGAAACAACTAACTAAATGACTGAAACACGCGAATGGTTGCTACTTAACGCTGTAGAATGTTGGCTTCATCACTACTCTAACGTCGGTAAGTTCACCGATGATTACATCAAACTTCGTGATGAGTTGCGTCAGGCTGTCAAAGAAACTGACACATTCACAGATAACAAGGACGCACCCGAAACTACATCCAAACCAACCCCACGCAAACGTACACCTAAGGCATCCTAATGGCACAACCACGTCTATACGAGGTGACCCTACGTTCAGGCACTATACACCTGTTAGCGCCCGACTCTGAGTCTGCTGCGTGGGCAGCGTTAGAGTTGTCCAACGAACGAGATGATGAACTAATCAACGTGAGGCAAGCTGATGAGTGGTAAGTATTATCCTAACAACTGGCAAGAATACAAAGATGCTCCTGATGAGATGTTCGAGCGTCATACATTTGAAGAGATTATGTCTTGGAAGGTAGCAGGTTGGGAGCTGCCTGGTTCTGTGTGTTGTATCATCCGCGCTAATACTAAGTCTGGTAAGATCAAAGAGTTTGTCTATCAGAAGCGTCACGCTGCTGAAGCTAAAGTAAAAGATCTTATGGCTGAGGGTGCAGAGTTCACTGTTTGTACTGACGAAGCTATTCATTTTGTAACTGCTGGAGAAACTAATGTCATTGATTACGATTGAACAGTATCACGAGCTGGCTGAGGATTACCCAGAGCTAGCACAACTTATCCACATTCACACCGATCACATGGACGCAGCGGAGGATTTTATTGGCAACACCAGCGGAGATTGAAGAGCAGGTTAAACTAGAACGTGAAGCTATTGCACAGGGGCTAGAACGGCTTCACAAGAACACACGAGATCTTGAAGCTAAAGAGTACGCATCTGCTAGTGTGTACGGTAACGCTTCTATTGATACTATTCTTCCGCTACTTGTCAAGTACATTGAAGATACTACACACGCTAGATTAACACGTGGTACTGGTCATCAATTTCAATTAATCAAGCAGTATGTATCACAACTAGAAATATTAGCATCTGCTACTATTGCACTCAAGATTACCTTTGATAAAGTATTCTCATACAAAGACAAAAGTAATCAGCTTGTCAACGTGTGTGATGCCATTGGTCACGCTGTTGAAGATGAGTGCCACATGCGTCACTATGAGACACACGCTCCTGGACTGTTAGAGACACTCAAGAAGAACTATTGGCACAAGTCGATTGGCACCCAACAAAAGATGGTTGTCATTCGTACCTTGATGAACCGCTACGATGTAAAGAAGTGGGACACATGGGGACGTGCTAACCGTGTTAAACTAGGTGGCTGGTTACTTGATTGCATCATGCAATGTAGTGGCTGGTTTACCAAGGAGAACAAACGAGAGGGTCGTAAAACAGTCCAGTACGTTGTACCTACGCCAGAGTTTATGGCTATCAAAGACCAAGTAATGCGTGATGCTGAGCTATTCAGTCCGCTTGCATGGCCGATGTTGATTGAGCCTAATGACTGGACAAATGACCGAGCTGGTGGTTACCTTTTGAACGAGGTAATTCGTGGTCATGAGCTAGTGCGTCGTGGACATGGCGGCCGTATACAGGGGGAGAAACCTCTTGAATTTATCAATAAAATTCAGAAGGTAGCCTACTGTCTAAATCCATTTATTGTAGAGATAGCGAAGCAGTTAGAAGAAAGAGGAAGACAAGTTGGAAAGTTCCTCCCGATAACTGACTACGATCTACCACCTAAACCAGTAGATATTGCAGAGAATGCAGAAGCTAGAAAGTCTTATAGAAGACAAGTAGCAGAGGTAATGAACCTCAAATCTCAAGAGTTTAGGAAGTCATGTAGAACTCGCATGACTATGGAAGCAGTAAAGAGGTTTAAAGGTAGGAGTAAGTTCTACATTCCGTGGTCTTTTGATTACAGAGGTAGAGCTTACCCGATCCCTGCTTTCCTTACACCACAAGATACCGACTTTGGAAAAAGTTTGTTGAGAAGTGCTGAGGAAGCTTTCATGACTCCTGAAGCTGAAGATTGGTTAGCCTTTCAGGTAGCTACTACTTGGGGTCTTGATAAAGCACCTATGCAGGAGAGATTACAATGGGTAAAAGATAATACCACATTCATCGAGCGTATTGTTTTAGATCCTATTGGGTGTCTTCCTGATTGGGAGTCTGCTGATGAGCCTTGGCAATTCCTTGCAGCTTGTGAAGAATACTATCGTTGTGTAGTAACTTGTGATCGTAGTTTCACTGGATTGTTTGTAGCAACAGATGCTACGTGTTCAGGTCTTCAGATCCTTGCAGGATTAGCTCGTGATAAGTCTACAGCACGTCTTGTAAACGTCCTGCCTGGTACTAAACCACAAGATGCTTATCAGGTCGTCTCTGACACTGCCAAGCCACATTGTCCTGAGTCCATTCAACCTTACATGGACAGGAAAACGGTCAAGCGCGTAGTCATGACCGTGCCTTACAATGCTAAACCTTATTCTAATCGTGGGTACATCAAGGACGCACTGAAAGAGAAAGGTGTAGAGATTGAGAAGGATGACTTGACTGCTACTGTTAAAGCAGTTAGAGATGCTATGCATGTTGTCGTCCCTGGTCCCATGGCTGTTATGGCTTGGATTGAGGATGAAGTAGCCAAAGCTATTGACAGAGGTGAGGATGAGTTAACATGGACAACACCATCTGGGTTTGTCGTTACTCAGAAGCTGATGAAGAAACAGACTGTTACCATCAAGCTTCAGTTATTGGGTCGTTGTGAGTTAGATGTGGCTGTTGATGATACCGAGAAGGTTGACAAGCAACACCACAAGAACGCAACAGCTCCTAACCTTATCCACAGCCTCGATGCTAGCCTCCTCCACCTGGCTGCTTTAAACTTTGATGCACCTATTGCTCTCATTCACGATTCTGTGCTTTGTCGTGCAACGGACATGTCTACATTGTCTGCTATTGTACGAGAAACCTACATGCACCTATTCGCAGAGCATGATTACCTTAGAGACTTTGCCCAACAGATAGGGGCAGAGACTGAACCACCGATCATCGGAGATCTGGAACCAGAATCCGTGATTGAATCCACCTACTTTTTTTGTTAATGACCCGCACCATCCACAAAACTGAACAGCCTGTTGTCCTTGAAGGTTACCAAGCTGTACTGAAGCCAAGCAAGTTTGGCTATTCGTTGTCTGCTCTTGTCGATTCTGATCTGGTTGAGAAACTGGAAGAAGATCGTACTGAATCCCTGAAGTGGGCTGAGACTAAGCTCAAAAACCCTAAGCGTTCTACCCTCAAGCCTGAGCCTTGGGAAGAGGTGTCTGATGGTAAGTACAAGATCAAGTTCTCTTGGAATGAAGAGAGCAAGCCCCCTGTGGTTGACACTGAGGGTACTCACATCACCGATGAGAACATTCCTATGTACTCTGGTAGTCGTGTGAAGCTTGCCTTCTACCAGAAGCCCTACATCCTGCGTGATGGTATTACCTACGGTACCAGTTTGAAGCTTGTTGGTGTCCAGCTTGTAGCCTTGAATGGTGCTGCTGCTGTTGACACTGGTGATATGGCTGCTGAAGATGTGGCTGCACTGTTTGGTACCACCGCCGGGTTCAAAGCATCCGAACCAAACATTACCACCACCACTGAGGTGAGTGAGGAAGACGACTTCTGATGTATCGTTCAGGCTTAGAGGAGAGGGTCGCTGACCTTCTCTCTAGCTTGAAAGTCAGTTTTGAATATGAGTCACGCAAACTTGCCTATGTTCTACAATGCAACTACACCCCCGACTTTCTTTTACCGAATGGTGTCTTTCTAGAAGTGAAAGGACGCCTGACAAGCGAAGATCGAAGGAAGATGATTGCAGTGAAGAAGAGCAATCCCGACTTAGATATTCGGTTCGTCTTTCAAGCACCATTTAATAAGATCTACAAAGGATCTAAAACCACCTATGCCAAGTGGGCTGAGAAACACGGCTTCCCTTGGTCATCCTATCAATCCATCCCAATTGAATGGCTCACCTAAAATACGGCACAGTTGAATACTACGCAGATATGTTTGGCGATCTTCTCGCTGACGTAGATGGCGAAGAGGTTGCTACTGTTGACAACATCTTGGCTGGCTTCTATCTCGCACTAGACGACTGGTTTGACTATCACAAGAAACAAGCAGATGCATATGGAGAACTCCGAGTCCGAGTTCGTGAGGCACTTGCCGTGTGATACGTGCGGCTCATCGGATGCAAACTCTTTGTATTCCGATGGGCACACTTTTTGCTTTTCGTGCAATACGTACGATCACATCGAACCAAATGTCCACATTCATCAAATGTCTGCCCCAATTCAGATGCGTGGCTCAGCTGAACGGCTGCAGAAACGACGCATCTCAGAGAAAGTTTGCCAGAAGTACAGGATCCACAAGGACGGAGATGTACTTCGCTTCTATTACTTCAGTGAGTCTGGAGTCTTAGAAGGATGCAAAGTAAAAACCAAAGACAAGGTATTCACCTATGAAGGAACAGTTCCAGGCACCCTGTTTGGACAACATTTGTTTCCCGCCACTGGAAAACGAGTCGTTATCACTGAAGGAGAACTCGATGCAGCTTCATGTCAAGAAGCTATGCCGGGGTGGCCGATGGTATCTCTACCTAGCGGTGCCGCAGCGGCAAAGAAGTCGGTTCAACGGGCTATCCCCTGGCTCCAGGGTTATGAGGAGATTGTCCTGTTCTTCGACAATGACGACGCAGGCCGTAAGGCGACGGAGGAAGCAGCAAGCGTACTCCCACCTGGCAAGTGCAAGATTGCATCGCTCCCGAATGATTACAAAGATGCGTCAGACGCCCTTGTTGCCAATGACTCTCAAGCGATTCGTGAGGCTATATGGAATGCAAAGCCTTACCGTCCAGATGGGATCGTTGACGGGAAATCACTCCTAGAACTTGTAACTACTCCGACACCACCAGCTGATCATGACTACCCCTTCCAAGGACTCCAAGATAAACTTCATGGTATTAGATACGGAGAGCTTGTTACAATCACTGCAGGATCTGGTATCGGCAAGTCCTCATTTTGCAGGGAGCTTGCAACTTCACTTCTTCAAAGAGGAGAACGAGTCGGTTACCTGGCTCTTGAAGAGTCAAACCGAAGAACTGCTCTTGGGCTAATGTCCGCAGCAGTTGGCAAATCACTGCACCTTGGAGAACATGATCGAGAGACTCTTGTCGATGCGTACGAAAAGACCCTTGCTGATTGGAATCTTTATTTATTCGATGGGTTTGGTTCTTTTGACCCAGACCTGATTTATAATCGTATTGAGTATCTGGCAACAGGTCTTGATGCAAAGGTCATCTTCCTTGATCACTTGTCTATCCTGCTTAGCGGGCTTGATGGTGATGAACGGCGGATGATTGACACCACTATGACCCGACTGCGCTCTCTTGTTGAGCGTACTGGCGTCGCAATGTTCCTCGTCTCCCACCTCAGGCGAACATCTAACGATACTAACCACGAGGAAGGAGCCCGTGTTACACTTGGACAACTGCGCGGAAGCGCGGCAATTGCACAACTCTCTGACGGAGTTATTGCACTCGAACGCGATCAACAGGCCGCAGCTGGAGGAAGTAATACAACAGTGCGAGTCCTTAAAAATCGCTATTCGGGCGAAGTTGGCATCGCGTGCAATCTGAGCTATGATCTATCCACCTGTAAATTCAATGAAACTCAACCAGAACCAGAGTTTGACGCAACCACGGACTTCTAAGGAGTCGTGGGATCGAGCATTCAATTATCTTGCTCAGCTGAAACGCCCTAATCCTCCTACTCCTGAAGCTGTAGCTAAAGCACAGTTCGTTGACAAAACATACCACTGGAAAGGCGCTGCTTCAAATAAGCAATGACTACACTAATCTTTGATATTGAGACAAACGGATTGTTGCATGATGTTACCCACATCCACTGTCTTGGCATCTATGATACGGAAACCAAACAGACTCTTGTCTACAATGACGAGGGAAATACTGAACCACTTACTCGTGGTATTCAACGTCTTGAAGACGCAGATCTCATTGTGGGTCATAACATTATTAACTACGACCTTCCTGTTATCCGTAAACTATATCCTTGGTTTCAAAACGCTGGTAGGGTTCTGGATACTTTGGTTCTTAGCCGTTTGTATCACGCTGATATTCTGAAGACAGATCAAAAGCGCAACTGGGCTAAGATGCCAATGCAGTTGTACGGTCGTCACTCACTTGAATCCTACGGCTACAGGCTAGGGGAATACAAAGGTGACTACGGTAAAACCGCTGACTGGAAAGAATGGAGCAATGAGATGCAAGACTATATGATACAAGACGTTGTTGTTACTACTAAACTTTGGAACCATTTTCAACCATACCTGAATGGGTCACGCTAGAACACCGTGTCGCAGAGATTCTCACTGAACAAGAACTGCATGGATGGTTTTTTGATGAGCAAGCTGCATGGCAACTTGAATCGTCTCTCAGACAAGAACTTGAAGAGCTTGATCAATTACTACGCCACAGGTACCCTTACGTTGCAGGAGCGGAGTTTACTCCTAAGCGACCTAATCGAACCCAAGGCTATATAGCAGGTGCCACATTCACGCGCCTAAAAGAATTTAGTCCATCAAGTAGAGATCACATTGCGTGGATTCTACAGACGTTACACGGTTGGGAACCTGAAAAGGTAACTAACACTGGTAAGGCAACCATTGATGAGACAGTTCTCAAAGACATAGGAACAGAGGAATCTCTGCAATTCTTGAGATGCTTTGAGTTAACTAAACAACTTGGTATGCTGAGCGAGGGTGAGAATGCCTGGTTAAAGCTAGTCCATAACCACCGAATACATCACCACTGTTCTGTAGCCACGAACACTTTTAGATGTGCACACCGCCGTCCAAATTTAGCCCAAGTTCCAAGTGAATCCGCATTTAGAAGACTCTTTAGAGCCACGCCCGGCCTTGTTATGGTCGGCGCTGATCTTGCTGGTATTGAACTCCGCATGTTGGCTCATTATCTGGCTCGCTATGACGAAGGTCGTTATGCCGACGTTCTCCTCAACGGTGACATTCACCAAGAAAATGCTGACAAGATCGGCATTAGTCGTAAACAAGTAAAGACAGTTACTTATGCCTTTTTATACGGGGCTGGCGATGCCAAGCTGGGAAGAAGCTATGATCCGCAACTCTCAGAAAAAGAAGCAAAGAAGAAGGGCAAGGAGATACGTCAGGCTTACATGGATGCAGTTCCTGGACTTGAGAAGCTGGTTACTGCGGTTAAGTCCAAGGCGGAATCTGGTTACATCAATCTCTGTGACAATCGCCGCTGCAGCGTTGATGGTAGCCACAAGGCCCTCAACTACCTCTTGCAGGGATCTGCCGGAGTATTAGCGAAGCGTTGGCTGGTTATCAACCATGACAACACCCAAGATCTTTGCTGCTCACAACTAGCATTTGTACATGACGAACTACAATTCGAGTGCGACCCATCACACGTGGATGCACTACGAACATCCCTGGTACGCTCAGCTGAGGAAGCTGGACGCTACTACAATCTTAGAATCAAAATCGAAGCCGAAGCACAAACCGGCAACAACTGGAGTGAAGTACACTAATGGCAGTAAAATCTAAAACAGCATTGGGACGAGTACAATTCAAGTCCCGTGCTAAATTCAAACACACCCGTCAAGGTCAAGGCACTCGCTCTCTTCCTTCGCATGGGCGCAAGCTCAAGCGGGGGCAAGGTAAGTGAGTCTATTGATTGATGCAGACTTTATTGTATACAAAGCCTGTGCAGCAAACGAAACTGAAATCGACTGGGGAGATGATGTTATCGTCGTCACCAGCAGATTCAGCGAAGCCTACGCAATGGTCGAACGAGACCTCTATAGGATCGCAACAGATCTTGGATGCTTCGATGATTCTATTTTGTTTTTTACTGATAGCGTCAACTTTCGTAAACGTATTGACCCAGCGTATAAAGGACATCGAAACCGAAAGAAACCGTGCGGCTACCGCAGGGTCATCAACAAACTCAAGGAAGAATACAACGTTGTTGTGATGCCTGAGTTAGAAGCTGATGATGCTCTTGGCATCTACGCTACTAAAGAACAGGGGCACATTATTTGTTCTCCTGATAAAGACATGCGACAAATACCTGGAGACTTGTATGATTTATCTGATGGAGTTGTCACCATCACCAAAGAAAAAGGTGAGCATTGGCACTACGTTCAGACGTTGGCTGGTGACCAGACTGATGGATATAGCGGAGTTCCTGGATTCGGGATCAAACGAGCAGAAGCCTTCTTTGAAGAGAACGGCTACTCGTGGCAGTCGGTTGTCAAAGCCTTTGAGTCAAAGGGACTTGATGAGTCTATTGCACTCCAAAATGCAAGGCTCGCCAAGATTCTACAGCATACCGATTATGACTTCGATACCCAGTCCGTCAAGTTATGGACCCCCACCACCAATAGTTGAACTAACTATGGAGCAGCAGTTTAAGATGCGTCAGATCGAAGATGCACTTAAACATCCTGACTCTGCTAAGGAAGATATTATTACTATCTTTCTAGCACTACAAAAACAGAACTTTGTTCTTGGTAATTCACTCACTAACCTTGTAAAAAATTGGCCGAAACCAACTCAATTGGACCCCAGTACTATCGACGAGGTTCTATCCAAGTTTGGGATTTCATCCGAGACCAACGATTGAACTTCCATCTCGGTAACGCAATCAAATATATCTGCCGAGCTGGTCACAAAACAGATGACCGTAAGAAAGACCTTCGTAAAGCAATCCACTATCTACAGAATGAACTCGAAAACGAAATCCTTAATGAGTCAAGCCAAAGAGTTTCGGCGTGGCTTTCAAGTGACGAACAATATTGGGACTCGTTCACGGGAGATGCAGAAGCGTTTGATCGTTGAAGAGTTCAAAGAATTTCTAGAAGCTGAGCAGCAGTTGCTGTATGGCTTCACACGTAACGCTGAGGATTGCCTCAAAGAACTTGCAGACCTTGTGTATGTCTGCTATCAATACGCTGCTAATCTTGGTTGGGACCTGGATGAAGCAATGGACCGTGTGCACCAAAGCAACATGAGTAAGCTTGGTGAAGATGGTCAACCTATCCGTCGTGAAGATGGCAAGGTTCTCAAAGGTCCCAACTATCAACCACCAAACCTTACTGATCTCGTTTAATAATGTCCGCCACTACCAAAGAACTTATCGCTCGTACTGGGCGAGTACAGTCATGGATTGACGATCCCACTAGCCGCCTACCTGTCTCCTGCACTGTCTTCGTAGTGGAGGATTCGATGGAAGGTCCAGATGGAATCGAAGCCTCATGGCGATTTGTCAGCCACGCTCTCCGACATGGAGCGGGCGTTGCTGTACATCTATCTAAGCTCCGTGCAAAAGGAGCAGAAAATGGCAAGGGTCTTGTGGCTTCTGGCCCGGTGTCCTTCGCAAAGATCTACTCTACTCTCAATGAAGTCTTAAGGCGTGGGGGTGTCTACAAGAATGGTGCTGTGGTGTGCCACCTTGACCTCAATCATCCTGATGTACTTGAGTTCATTCAAGCATCACGTGCTGAGCTTCCTTGGGTAAAGCGTTGTGTTAACATCAACGATTACTGGTGGGAAGAAGCTACTCCTAATGTTCGACAAGCTCTTCTTCAAGGTATCCGACAAGGTGACATCTGGCTTAACAAAACCAAAATTGATAAACATGGGAATCGAATCCGTGGGAACGTATGCTTGGAGGTGTATCTGCCGTCACGGGGAACCTGTCTCCTGCAGCATGTCAACCTCGGGGGATGCGAACTCAATGACATTCAAAGTGCATTTGTCCACGGAATGTCCGAGCTGTGCGCCCTCCATGGAAAAACAGGTGTCGGAGATAGCGGGGAGTACCTCCCTCCAGAGACGGATCGCCAAGTCGGTTTGGGCATGCTCGGACTGGCCAACCTGCTCCGTCGCTCTGGAGTAACTTACAAAGAGTTTGGTGAGGCTCTTGAAGCTCTCAATAACAAATCCGAATACGGGCACACGGCTGCTTCTGTCTTGGCTCATGAACTGCGAGCTGGTATCACAGCAGCAGCTCAGGTAGCACGGTTCGCCAACATGGATAGAGCCTTCGCTATCGCCCCTACAGCGTCCTGTAGTTATCGTTATAAGGACTTGGATGGGTATACTACCTGTCCTGAAATTGCCCCTCCCATAGCCCGTCAGGTGGACCGTGACAGCGGTACGTTTGGCGTCCAGAGCTTTGACTACGGTCCTGTTGAGATCGCGTCTGAGGTTGGCTGGGAAGACTATAATAAAGTGGTAGACGGTATCATGCGTATGCTTGATAGTACCGGACTTCTCCACGGTTACAGCTTCAATAGTTGGTCTGATGTGATCACCTATGACGAAGCGTTTATTGAAGATTGGCTGCGTTCTCCGCAAACCAGTCTCTACTATTCGCTTCAGGTAATGGGTGACACTCAAGACAAGACCAGTGCATACGCTGCATTGGATGAGTCAGAGGTCGATGATTACCTGGAGTCGATTCTTAATGATCCTGCTCCTGATTGTAATTGCGGCGAATGAACCCCTATCAAAAACTTCTTGGACGTAAAAGAACCTGGACACCTGTCCAAACAACTGCTGGTACTCTTGTCGAAGGTGCGGAAGAAGCTATCTACCGTGCTCTGGCAATCCGACATATGGAGCTTCCGGTAGGAGACTTTATTCATGATGCACTTAAAAATGAAGTACCGGAGATGGCAAGGGATCTCCTTCTGTCCAATATCAAGGACGAGGAGAATCACGACCTTGCACTTGGTTACATCGCCAATGCTATCGGCGTTGATGAAAAGGCTGAAGAAGAAGCCAAGCGTCTCCGCGACGCCTGGATTGCTCATCCAGATCATACAATCCTCAAAGCGTTGGTTGCCGAACGTGCGATTTTCTTTGTGCTCCTCCCGTTCTTCCGATTTAACGGTGATGCGGGACTACGTACCGTAAGTGCCGACATTAGTCGTGATGAACAAGTACACGTTGCCACAAATAGTTTGGTTGCTCGTGAGCTTAACCTCGATTGGAGTCCTAGTCTGGATAAGCTACGCAAGGCTACTATCAACTGGGTGCTTCAACCTCTTGGTAACTCACCCTCTAAATATTTGAACAAAAAATTTTGGCTGGATGCAAGCGATCGTTTGATGTATGAGGGTAAAGCTCCTGAGCTTGCCGACACCAAACGTGCTAGGATGCCTGCCTTCTTTGAACATGCAAACCCCAATCTCCCTCAATACGCTTAACCTTCTGACCGTTGAACGGTTGTTGGATGAGCTAGAGGATCTTTATCCACCAATCAATCCCACTCCCGATACTCCAATTAATCAGATCATGTATAGGTCTGGTCAAGCAAGTGTCGTGGAGTGGATCCGTACACGAATTACTCAAGAGGATTAACATTATGTGTGGAGGAGGACGACGCGCTCACCACGCTGCACAAGAAACGATGCGAGCCGAAACTAGGCAACGCGATATTTTTGAACAAGCTCAACGTGATCGTCAAGCAGAACTTGTTCGTATGGCATCAATGCAAGCTGACGCTGACCGGCGTCAACAAGAAGCACTGAGAGCTATTGCTGAAAGTTCTAAAGCACCCTTTAAAGTTAAGACTGCTGCTGACGCTACAACTCCTTTGATGCGTACTCGTCAAAAACAAGACACTGCTAACCTTGCATCACTTCGTATCAACCGTACTCCTGGCACTAACATTGGCATGGGTACAAGTGGAACTAACATTGGTTAATTAGATGGACGCTAAATCAAGGTACGATCATCTAAGTAGTTACCGTACTAACTTTCTCCAAACTGCGGTTGAATGCTCTGAACTTACAATCCCTTATCTCATCCAACGTGATGAGCATCGGATCACCCACAAAACCCTTAGACAACCTTGGCAATCAGTAGGTGCTAAGTCGGTAGTTACCTTGGCAGCAAAGCTTATGCTTGCGCTGCTTCCTCCCCAGACTACTTTCTTTAAGCTACAGATCCGTGATGACAAGCTAGGCACTGAGCTGCCTGCTGAGATCCGATCTGAACTAGACCTGAGCTTTGCCAAGATTGAACGTATGGTGATGGATTCGATTGCTGCTTCCAGTGATCGTGTCGTTGTTCACCAAGCTATCAAACACCTTGTTGTTGGTGGCAATGCGTTGATCTTCATGGGTAAAGATGGGCTGAAGCATTACCCATTGAGCCGCTACGTAGTGGATCGGGATGGTAACGGTAACGTAATTGAGATCGTCACCAAAGAATTGATCAACAAAAAGCTTCTTCCTAAGGAGCTACAAGAAAAGAACAACCAAGTCAACGATCGTAACTACGCTCATGAGGATGACGTAGAAGTCTATACCCACGTACGTCTTGACAACAATCGTTGGTTGTGGCATCAAGAAGCCTTTGGTAAACGTATCGAAGGCACTGAAGGTAAAGCCCCTAAAGAAGCTAACCCTTGGTTGGTCCTTAGATTCAACTCCGTTGATGGTGAGAACTACGGACGTGGTAGAGTCGAAGAGTTCTTGGGTGATCTCAAGTCTCTTGATGCACTCTCTCAGTCCCTTGTAGAAGGCTCTGCAGCAGCCGCTAAGGTTGTCTTCGTGGTATCACCCTCAAGCACTACCAAACCGGCCACCATCGCCCAGGCAGGCAACGGTGCGATCGTTCAAGGTAGACCTGAAGACATTGGTGTTATTCAAGTTGGTAAGACCGCTGACTTCTCTACTGCTGCTAACCTTGCTGCTACTCTTGAACGTCGAATCTCTGAAGCATTCCTTGTTCTTACTGTTCGTCAGTCGGAACGTACAACTGCTGAAGAGGTACGCCTCACTCAGATGGAACTGGAACAACAACTTGGTGGACTATTCTCCTTGTTGACTGTTGAGTTCCTTATCCCTTATCTTAATCGTAAGCTGCTGGTACTGCAACGTTCTGGTGAACTTCCAAAGATTCCTAAGGATCTTGTTAACCCAACTATCGTTGCTGGTATCAATGCACTTGGTCGTGGTCAAGACCGTGAGTCCCTCACTGCCTTTATCATGACTATTGCTCAGACACTTGGACCTGAGGCTATGCTACAGTATGTCAATGCAGACGAAGCAATCAAACGTCTTGCAGCTGCACAAGGTATCGACGTACTGAATCTTGTTAAGTCCGTTGACCAACGTCAACAAGAGAAGCAAGGTGCTATGGCACAACAGCAACAGATGCTGCAAATGCAACAGCTGCCTGATATGCTTAAAGTACCTATGGCTGACCCATCCAAGAACCCCAATGCGGAAGAAGCTGTTGCTCAGTACCTGGGCAGTCAGCAACAAGCCGCTCCACCAATGCAATAACTTTTTATGGCAGAACTTTTGAGCTACGACCCTACTCCTACTGCAGAAGTAATGTCGTCAATTGAATCCGACGAAGCTGAATCCCTAGCTATTGGCGAAGAGCTGATGGCTCAACACGAGGGTATGCTGGCTGGTAAGTATAAGAATGCCCAAGATCTTGAGAAAGCTTATATGGAGCTGGAAAAGAAACTGGGTAAAAACTCTCGTGATGATTCTGAAGAAGAAGAGTCCGAAGAACAAGACGAACCAGTTGAAGAAGACAGTCGGGAGTACAGTGAACTTTCTGATCTATTTGCTGCTGCTGGTGATGAGTACGCAGAGACTGGTCAGCTGAGTCAAGAGACGCTTGATGCGTTTTCTCAAATGTCATCTCAAGAACTTGTCCAAGCTTACTTTGAGATGCAACAAAACTCTCCGTCTGAATCTGGACGTGAGTTGTCTACCCAAGAAGTTAACCAACTTCAAAACATGGTAGGCGGTCAAGCCGCTTACAACCAACTCACCAGTTGGGCAGCTGAGAACTTCAGCGAAGGTGAGATTGAAGCCTTTGATTCTCTTATTGAGTCAGGCAATACTAACGCTATCCAGCTTGCACTGCAGGCTTTGTACTACCGCTATACTGATGCTATGGGAGTTGAAGGAAACATGCTGACTGGTAAGCCAGCACGCTCACAAGATGTATTCCGTAGCCAAGCTGAGTTGGTACGTGCAATGTCTGATCCTCGTTACGATAGTGATCCTGCATATCGTCAGGATGTTATCGACAAGCTTGCCCAATCTGATCTTGAGTTCTGATGAACGACACTAACATCTGGCCCACTGAACCACCTATTATTATGACTGATCATCCCTACGGTGTTCCACACAATGAACGAGCTGAACAGCTCAATGGTCGCTTGGCTATGCTTGGCGTCATGGCTGCTTTGGGTGCTTACGCACTGACTGGACAAATTATTCCTGGTATTTGGTAATGCCTAAAGTTGGTAAAAAGGAATACAGTTATACCCCAGAGGGTATGGCAGCCGCTAAAAAGGAAGCTGCTAAAACTGGTAAGAAAGTTCAAAACAAAAAACCTAAAAAGTAATGGCTAAGCCTGGACTCTACGCAAACATCCACGCCAAACGTAAGCGTATCGCTGAAGGCAGTGGAGAGAAAATGAAGAAGCCTGGCACTGCCGGTGCTCCCACAGCTAAACAATTTAAACAAGCTGCTAAAACTGCTAAGAAGAAGTAGTACAAAGAGCCTTAGTTCTAGCGCGTAGTTCTAGGGCTTAGACGTAGTGGTCATATAAAAGTTCTTTGCTTTTTAATTATGATTCCTATCCTAACTACTCTGTCAGTGATCACCAGTTGGTACGGTCCTGGCTTCCACGGAAACCTCACCGCCAATGGTGAACGATACAATCAAAACGGCCTTACTGCAGCGCACAAGACACTCCCGTTTGGAACCAAGCTTAAAGTTTGTTTCAAAAGGTGTGCCGTTGTTCGGGTCAATGATCGCGGTCCCTACGCATATGACAGGGGACTAGATCTCAGTAAAGGTGCGGCTGATGCAATCGGTCTCACTAACTCTGGAGTTGGAAGGGTTCAAGTAACTCGTCTTAACTAACTTCAATTCATGACTGCTATTCTCGCAGCTCCACGCTCTCAGAATAACTGGGAGCGTTTTTGTACTTGGGTAACCAGTACTAACAACCGTCTTTATGTTGGGTGGTTTGGGACACTGATGATTCCGTGTCTTCTTGCAGCCACCATCTGCTTCATCATTGCATTTGTTGCGGCTCCTCCTGTCGATATTGATGGCATCCGAGAGCCCGTATCTGGGAGTCTTCTTTATGGAAACAACATCATATCGGGAGCCGTCGTTCCGAGCAGCAATGCCATCGGACTACACTTCTACCCAATTTGGGAAGCTAATTCACTTGATGAATGGCTCTACAACGGGGGTCCATTCCAGCTCACAGTCTTCCACTTCCTCATTGGCATCTATGCTTACATGGGACGAGAGTGGGAACTTAGCTATCGACTAGGGATGCGTCCCTGGATCTTCGTTGCTTACTCTGCTCCGGTTGCAGCAGCAACTGCAGTGTTTCTCATCTACCCCTTTGGACAAGGTTCTTTCTCTGATGCAATGCCACTCGGTATCTCTGGCACGTTTAATTACATGCTGGTGTTCCAAGCTGAACACAATATTCTCATGCATCCTTTTCATATGCTGGGAGTTGCTGGTGTTTTCGGTGGCTCTTTGTTTAGTGCTATGCACGGTAGCCTTGTCACCTCTTCTCTTATTCGTGAAACCACTGAAGAGATTTCTCAGAACTATGGTTACAAGTTTGGACAAGAGGAAGAGACGTATAACATCGTAGCCGCTCACGGTTACTTTGGTCGTCTGATTTTCCAATACGCTTCCTTCAACAATTCCCGTTCGCTACACTTCTTCCTTGCAGCTTGGCCTGTTGTCGGTATCTGGTTTGCTGCTCTTGGTGTTAGCACCATGGCATTCAATCTCAATGGCTTTAACTTTAACCAATCACTTCTGGATAATAATGGTCGGGTGGTTAATACTTGGGCTGATATACTTAATCGAGCTAACCTTGGTTTTGAGGTAATGCACGAACGGAATGCACATAACTTCCCGCTGGATCTGGCAGCAGCTGAGACAACTCCGGTTGCTTTGACTGCTCCTACAATCGGGTAGTCCGTTAAAATCTACATTAGGTAGTCCGTAAAAGCGGCATTGGGAGGTGCGAACCCTCCCTTACCCATTGGCGTTGGCCCTTACGAGGACACCCTTCGCCGTCTAGACGGTGGGATAGACCACAATAAAAACTAAATAACTCTGAACGTTCAGAGAGTCGATTAAACATTAACTCTCTTTAAAATGGCACATCAATCTTCTACTCTGACCACGAGCCTGACTCGTCCTGGTCAGTCTAACGGTGCGGGTGACGCCCGTGCTCTGTTCCTCACCCTGTTTAGTGGTGAGATGTTCAAAGGTTTCCAGCGCGAGTCTATTGCTCGTGACCTGGTGATGAAGCGTACCCTGAAGAACGGCAAGTCTATGCAGTTCATCTACACGGGTCGCACGACTGCTGAGTTCCACACTCCTGGTAACGCTATCCTTGGCAACTCGGATGGTGCACCCCCGGTGGCTGAGAAGACCATCACCTGTGATGATCTGCTGATCAGCTCTGCTTTTGTGTATGAGCTTGATGAAGTGCTGGCTCACTACGATCTGCGTTCGGAGATCTCCCGTAAGATCGGCTATGCTCTCGCTGAGAAGTATGACCGTTATATCTTCCGTGCTATCGCCAACGGTGCTCGTAAGGCAAGCCCCATCACCAAAGCTAACTTTGTTGAGCCTGGTGGTACCCAGATCCGTGTTGGTACTTCTGCCAACGAATCTGATGCTTTCGATTCCGCTGCTCTGGTTAATGCATTCTATGATGCAGCCGCTGCTATGGATGAGAAGGGCGTTAGCTCCGACGGTCGTGTGGGTGTTCTGAACCCCCGCCAGTACTACGCTCTGATCCAAGCTATCGGAACCAACGGTCTGGTTAACCGTGACGTGCAGGGTACTTCTCTGCAGAACGGTCAAGGTATCGTTGAGATCGCTGGTATCAAGATCTACAAGTCCATGAACATTCCGTTCCTGGGTAACTACGGTACCAAGTATGGCGGCACCACTGGTGAAACTGCTCCTGGCAACCTGGGTAGCTTTGTCAACCCTGTTCTGGAGGATGCTGATCCTGCTGTGACTGGTATCCGTAATGACTACGGTACCGCTGCTGAAGTCGGCACCAAGTCCTGCGGCCTTATCTTCCAGAAGGAAGCCGCTGGTGTTGTGGAAGCCATCGGTCCCCAGGTCCAAGTGACCAGCGGCGACGTGTCGGTGATCTACCAGGGTGACGTGATCCTTGGCCGTCTGGCCATGGGCGCTGACTACCTGAACCCCGCTGCTGCTGTTGAGCTGTACGTGGGTGCTACCGCTCCTACCGGTTTCTGATCTTAATTAACGATCAATCTTGGGGATCCTTCGGGGTCCCCTTTTTTTTATTCTTTTGTGATAAGAGATGCCCTTTCCTACTTATGCTGTGTCCACCGAACTGGATGCTGTAAATCAAATACTTAGCTCAGTGGGACAGGCTCCTGTCACCACACTAGATCTTCAGAACCCTGAGGTATCTATTGTATTAAATACACTTCGGGAAATCAATCGTCAAGTTCAAGCTGAAGGCTGGATCTTCAACACTGAACGGGATTATGAAATGATTCCTGATTCAACAACTAATGAAATCCAGTATCCGTACAACGTTCTACAGATGGATGCAAATGTAGAACAACATAAAAACGATTACGATTTGGTACGTCGTAATGGTAAGTTGTACGATCGACTTCACCATACATATCAATTTACCGAGAATGTCCATGTTGATCTAACTTGGTACTTTGACTTTACTGATGTACCTCCTCCGGTACAAGCTTATATCGTTGCACGTGCTGCTCGCATGTGTGCTACTAAATTGATTGGTGACCAAGAAATCAATAAACTCCTTGCTGAACAAGAGGTTTACACTAAAGCTGCTGCTCTGGAATATGAGTGCAACCAAGGTGATTACTCCATGTTTGGATTCAAGGATGGTCAGAACTATTACACAAGCTATCAACCTTACCAAGCTTTGATGCGATGAGTACAATTTCCCAGAGAATCCCAAACCTATTTCTTGGTATCTCTCAACAGCCTGATAGCAGGAAGTTTCCTGGACAAGTCCGAGATGCTGTGAACACACTACCTGACTTTGCGTTGGGGATGTTGAAGCGTCCTGGTGGTGAATACATTGAGTCGTTGACAAACGCTACCACCACTGGTCGTTGGTTTTCGATTCTTAGGGATCAAGATGAGAAGTACATTGCTCAATACGCAAACAATGTATTTCGTATTTGGAGTCTTGCAGATGGTTCTCCTCGTGCAGTAAACATGGGGAGTAATACAGGTGTACCTGGTACTTGTGTTATTGCTGATGTAAAAACTACATTGGCTAACTACAACACTGCAGTTGCTACCACAAAGACTAGACTGACTGAACTTAATGATGCTCAGTCTACGTATGCTGAAACGCTTGCTGGTCAGAACCCTACGACAGAAGAACTGTTTAGTGTAAAGTATAACTACACACCCCCTGCTACTCCAAACACTGTTTATGATGTTTACCTGTATTCAGGTATCATTAAAAATGCTGCAGGTGTCTACACAGTTAAGAACGCTGACACAGTGGTGGCTGTAAGCGCCTCCTTGCCCGCTGGATATAGTCTTGGTACAGAACGTACCGACGAGCATCCAAGGCTTGCTGCAGACGGTTACAGGGTCTTTACAGCGATCCATGAAGTAGCAGCTACTCATACAGCTGGTCAACTGGCTACGGCACTGGCTGCTATGAATACAGCGCAGACCAACTATGACAACGCTGTAGCGGATGAAGCCACTAAACTTGGATTGTATAACACTGAAGTTGGTGACTGTGCTATTACTACTGTTCCAGCCAATGCTTACCTTAAGGATGCAAATCCTGAGGATATTGAAGTACTGACTCTTAATGACTACACGTTTGTCTTGAACAAAGGTAAGACGGTAGCCATGGATGCAACTACTACAGCTGCACTTCCTCATCAAGCTATGGTTGTCCTGTCTATTGTAGGCACTGGTCATTACCAAATCAAACTTGATGGTACCCTTCGTGGTACATATAACGCTGGTAGTGGTGGAGACGTAGATGCAATCCTTAACGACCTTGTTGGAGATATTCACAACCAAACCTTTGGTGGTAAGACTTACACCGCTGTCCGTGTTGGTGCTGGTATCTACATTAGCTGTACTGCTGCGTTTACAATTGAAGCAGTAGGCGGTCCATCTCAGGATGCCATGTATGCATTCCAGGATACCGTCTCTACAGTTTCAGTACTTCCTAACCAAGCTAAAGATGGTTATGTAGTAAAGGTTGTTAACTCAGCTGACATTGATGTTGATGATATGTGGCTAGAGTTTAACGCTTCCTCAGGTGCAACCTACGGTGTTGGTACTTGGGAAGAAACTGTTGGCCCTGGTATCACGTATAAGTTTGATCCTTTGACTATGCCACATCAGTTGGTACGTCAAGCAGATGGTTCCTTTACTTATGGACCAGTTACGTGGGATGATCGAGTTATTGGTGATCTTACTACTAACCCTAATCCTAGCTTTGTTGGATCACAAATCAGGCACATGTTCCTTTATAGGAATAGGTTTGGTTTCCTTTCCAATGAAACTGTAACGATGAGTAGAGCAGGTGACCTGTTCAACTTCTTTAACACTACAGCTCTTACTGCTACTGATGATGATCCGATTGATATTTCGGCATCTACTGCTAAGCCCGTTACTCTACATTATGTACGACCTACTGCTGTTGGTCTGATTCTTTTTGGAGATACTGAGCAATTCCTGCTTAGTACTGACTCTGACATTCTTAGTCCTAAAACAGCTAAGATCAACACCATGTCATCGTATGAGGCAGATCCAAATATTGAAGCTGTTTCTACTGGTATCTCTACTAATTTCATTGCTAAGACTCCGTTGTACACTAAGGTGTTCAATTTAGGTGAGATAAGTAATGATAGACCGCCTCTAGCAGAAGAACTCACGTATAACATTCCTGAGTTGATCCCAAGTACAATTGATCACTTTATCTCTTCTGCTGCTGCTTCAATCATGTCGTTGGGTACGATTGGAAGTAGTACAGTTTATCAGTATAGGTTCCTACAACTAGCTGATCAGCGTGTACAATCTTGGTACAAATGGACCTTAACTGGTACACTGCTGGATCAATTCTTTGATCAAAGTACTTACTACGCTGTAGTTGCTAACGGTACAAAGGTAGATGTTCAATCCTACAATCTCCGTCAATCTAGTGATGAAGGGTTCTTGACTCTTCCTACTGGAGAAAAGACTGATGTGTTCTTGGATTACTGGTCTATCAATCCTTACCGTACATACAATTCAGGTACTGATACCACTCGTGTATTTTTACCGTATGAAATGGTTACTGGTAAGACCTTTGTTGTTGTAGCCTTAGGTGGGTATATTGGTGGTAGTAATACAACATCTAGTCAATCCGTTGGTGCTGTTCTATCGCCAACAGTAGCGGGATCTACCGGAGCTTACTATGCAGACATTGATGGGGACTATCGTGGACGGGATCTGATTGTTGGATTCCAATATGAAATGTCCTTAGAGCTTCCTACGTTCTACATTACTAAGAAAGAGGGGAGTTATGTCAGTAGTGATCAAACTGCTGATCTTGTTCTTCATCGTATTAACGTAGCCACTGGTCTTAGCGGTCCTGTGACTTATGAGATTGACTTGACAGGTATCCCTACTTGGGAGAACGTTGTGTCTACTACTTTGCCTAATACCTACGTACTTAATAACGTTAACCTTTCTTCTGGTTCTGTTCACATTGTTCCTATTTATCAACGTAACAGAAATACTTCTATTAGAATTATTGGGGATACTCCATTCCCAGTGAGTCTTTTGGATTTAACGTGGGAAGGTAAATATAGCAGCCGGTTCTATCGAGGAGGTTAACCTTGACTAATTCCACCCCAGGGTTCAGCGTCAGACCTGCAACCTTAGAAGATGTACCTTTAATAGCGAAGGACTTGTTAAAGGAAGGTATTGAAGACTTTAATAGGGCTGGTATGAACCCAGTCCTATGTATGGCATTAGATACTTTGGATAGTAAAACCTTCCTTTTAATTAGTCCTGACAACAAACCTGCTGCTCTATTTGGTGTTTATGATGATGGGTGTATATGGATGAACATGACTTATGAAATTCGTAAACACCCTAAGTCTTTTATTATTTGGGCTCGGGAATTTGTTAAGACCTTGGGACCAATGCTCTGGAACCGAGTAGATATTCAAAACAATAATCTAAGAAAGTTCTTGAGGCTAATTGGTTTCAAGGTAATTAACGTCGTCCTATGCGACACAAAGAACATCTATTATGTGGAATTTGCTAAGGTAAATTATGGGATTTGATCCGATTAGCGCCAGTATTATGGGCGTAATGGGCATTGCCCAATCTTTTATGGGTGCTAGTCAAGAAAGCGCCCAACGTCGCCAACAATACGAACAAGAGAAAGCTAGAACTATTCGGGAAAACCAACTGAATGCCCGCCTGATCGCTGCCTCTAACAAGCGAACTGCTGACATTTATGGTTATCAAACCGGTAGGTTTTCTCAGAATCTAGGCTTTATTCAAGAAGACTTTGCACGTGCTGGTGAAGATCTGCAACGTGAACTTGGGCAAGCATTTGCTCAGTCAGCTTATTCTCGTCAAGGACAGTTAACTGCCTTGTCTCAAGCTGTTGGTTTTAACCGTGCAGCTTTTGAAGGTACCAGTCGTTCTCGTCAACGTGCAGATGTACTTGGAACTCTTGGTGCATTTGGTCGTAACGCTGCTATGGAAGCTGAACGTCTTACAGGTGTAGTAGGTCAAGCTGGTAGGAGTCGTCAAGCTCTTGGTAGGCAAGCTACTCAATCAATCTTTAATGCTTATGGAGATCTTGGTATTCTTCCTGAGCTACAGCAATTTACAGCAGCGGAACTTCCTAGTCAACCATTCCGGCCAAACATGGGTCTGACCATTATGAATGCAGTTATGAGTGGTGCTTCTAGTGCTATTTCTGCGGGCACAGCTATTGGAAACAGCTAATGGCACTATCTAAAGAGCTACAACTACAACAGGGCTATCAAAGCCCAATAGAACGCCAAGGTTTTAATCCACTCCAACTGGCGGATCAAACTCAACAACTTGAGCGTAACAAACAAGTTGAACTTTCTAACATTAAAGCTGAAGGTGATGCTCTTGAACAAGGAGCACGTCTTCAAGATCTGGCTGATAGGCTGAACTTGGAAGAAGGTTCTAAGCTTGTTCAGTTCTCCGAGTCACTGGGTAAGGTTGTTCAAGCTGGTGTACAGATGTATGCTGAAGCTGGCATTGAACGGGGCATGAACAAAGCCTTGGAAGCTGGTGCTACTTTTGAAGAATGGCAGGAATACACTGATAGCCTGAACCGAGCCAAGCTTGGTGATGCAGCTATGCAAACGGCTGCTAATGATGCACTTGCTAAAGGTGAACCATTTGAAGTTGCTAACCTGTACAAACAGCTTGGTCACTACGAGAAGATCGGCTTTACCCGTGCTATGGCTAAACAAGCCGGGGATGCTTACAAGCCGTGGCTAGAAGATCAACTTCAAAATAACAACACTCTTGAAATTCGTCCCAAAGATGGTCCTGCCTTTACTCCTCAAGGAGCCAAAGGAGATCCTATTAAAACTGCTCAGGCTATCCGTGCTTTAAACAAAGAGTTCTATAAGCAATACGGGTTGATTGGTGTGAACACCACCCTTCTGAACGAACATGCATTTCCGTCTATGCGGAAAGCTAGGACAGAAGTAATTGGTGATGCCCGTTTTGAGTTTGCTCAAGAGAACTCATTTAAAACTAGAGAATTTGCTGATGCAGAGTTTTTAGTTGACAACGACCCATTGGCCTGGGTCCGTCGCATGGCGGCTACTGTTGATTCTCGTGGTAATCATCTTGGTATGCGTGGTGCTTGGTCAGAGTTTTGGAAGCATTTAGGCAATCTCGATAAAGCTGGGGAATTAAGCGAAGAACGATACAACAATACTAAAAATACTATTGATCCTGAAACAGGTAACACTGTAGGCACTCGTTGGCAAACTCAATTTAAAGCTTTTGACAAAGAACGTGCTGCTAATGCACGAGCTAATTACGCTGCTGATGAAGCTGACCGTGAAATGGCAGCTCAGCAAGGTGAAGATCAATTAGAAGCTTATTTTCGGGATAACCCAGATGAAGCTACTGAAGCCAACATCAAAGGTGCTCAACAACAATACTTTAGCAAATACGGTAAAGAAAGCTCTTATCTAAAAACCCTTGAGTCTACCTACGGTGTAGATGCACAAGCGCAAGAAGAACTTGATGGACGGTTTGAAAAGCTTGCTGAACAAAATCTTCTTACCACTGAAATGGTGGCTAGAGCACCGTGGAAACTTCAGACTAAATGGATGTCCGCTGCTAAGCAGCAAGAGGCTACTAGGACTTCTACGTTTAAAACTGAACTCAAAGCTATTGAGAATCACGTCAAGACTGATCCTCGTGTGAAGGTTTCTCCTGATGGTTCTACTAGCGGGATGGCTACCCTTGTCATTGGTGAGCTTCAAGCTAAGTTTAATCGCAAAGTCTCTGAGTATGTTGGTGGTGGCATGAGTCCCGCTCAAGCTGCACAAACAGCAGTCACCGAAGTAATGGCAGAGTTTAAAACTGCACCCCGTTATGCAATGAATAACATGGGTGAGTTCTCCAACTTCAGCCTTGGTACTGCTAAAACCTCAGCAGCTATCAACGGTAAACTGAACAAGATTCGTGCTTCTATTGCTGGTGGTGGTAAATCATCTCTTAACAAGAAGGCTGGACTTATCTTTAACGCTGCAGAATTGACTGCAATGGAAGATGGTTACGGTGAGCCTGGTTGGCAGATGCCTTTGGAAGCACAATACTGGGGATCTAAACTTGGTATCAGTGGTCTTGAGGTTATCAACCGTCAACGTGATGCTGCAGGTATGAGACCACTCATTACCCCCGCTTCTATGGAAGTAGCTAATACAGCTATGTCCTCTCAGATGCAAGCACTGCTTAATCGTCTACCGACGTATAACCGCTCTGTACGGGCTCTGAGCACTATAGGAAACTTCCAGGCTGCCATGGTACCCAAAGGCTTTGGAGACCCCATACAGAAGGCTGCAAAGGCCAATGGCATTGATCCTGCTATCCTTACTGGTATCCTCGCAGTGGAATCAAGTTGGCGTGATGACATTATCTACGGTAGAACTCAATCAAAGGCAGGCGCTCGGGGTATTGCTCAAATCATGCCAAAGTATCATCCTGGTGTGAACTATGACGATCCTGTAGCGAGCATTAACTATGCTGCCAAACACCTTAAGGGTTTGATTGCAGCTACCGGTGGTGACGTTAATCGTGCTATTCAAGCCTACAATGGTGGACTTGGTGGTATTGGTAAATCTGAAGAAAACAGGGAGTATCTTCCTAAAGTTCTCAAAGAAGCTGCTAAGTATGGCTACGGTCAAGCTTGGCGTGATCCCAGCACCATGCGTCCTTCTGTTGTCTATAAGATTGGTAGCTTAGGGTATGGTTCTACGGGACCACACCTTGATGTAAAACGAGTTGATAGAGGCACATCTAAAACTACAGGTGCTGTCCAGATTAAACCAAATGAGATTGATAACTTCGCAGAAGTCAATGTCAATGGTAAATGGCTTCCTCTATCAAAGGGTACACAAATCACTGACGCCGAAGCACAGCATAGAGCACGTGGTTCGTACGGCATGGATTATGCAGCCCCTGCTGGTACGCCAGTAAGACTGAAAAATGGAGCACAAGTTGTTGAAGCATTCAAAGGTGAGGAAGGTACTGATCATCTCATCATTGAACTGCCAGACGGTAGAAGGTTCCAATTCTTACATGGTACAAAAGTGTAAAAAATGTACAATCCTTACGAGGACTTTAACGCGAAGGACGAGCCTTTAAGTGAAGACGTTAGAAATCAACTTCTTCAAGAAAAGGCTCAGTCTGAACAAACAGTCATGACTATGCAGGCAGCTGAACAAGCGGCTGCCTCACCTACTGCTGCAGCGGGTACGCCTAAACCAGCACAAGCGGGGGCTTCGGCTCCCACACAAGCTCAAGAAGAGTCCACAGGTATTATCCCTAAGGATATTGGTCAAGCAGCTAGGAACATCTTTGAAGGTGGTCTTGCAGCTCCGACTGGTATGGTTGACTGGGCAGTGGATTTGTATAATGTACTGCCTACACCTGATCTTCCTAAGATCCCTAAATTTAAGAATGAGTTGTTTCAAGCAGCTCGGGAAATCTCTTCAGTTGTTCTCCCTACTGTTCTACTTACCAAAGGTCTTGGAGCAGCCGGTGCTGCAACCCAAGCTAAAGTTAAGTGGGAACTTGGTAAGAATGCACTGGTAAAATGGTTGGGTGAAGCTGGTGTGGCTGCAGGTGCAGGTGCATTTGTTGATGCCACAAACAAGCTGAACGAAACTGATGACAACCTTCAAGGTAGTCTGAAGAAGATGTTCCCCAAAACCTTTAGTTGGATTTCGGATGATTGGGCTACCCTTGACTCTGATAGTCCTGATGTAAAGCGGGCTAAGAATGTCAACGAAGGTGTTGGTCTTGGTATCTTTACTGACCTATTGGTTGGTGGTGCTAAACTTCTCAAAGCTACTGTTGGTACCAAGCAAGCTACTGGGTTCATTCCAAAAGATGAACAAGCTATAAACTTTAAAAAGCAACACGACACAGATACTCAATCAGCTGCTGATGAAGTGTTTGAGTCTGCAGGGCGTCGGGAAGAAGTTCTTGATGAACGAGCTGATTACGGTGTAGCTAACAATAAAGAAGGTGCATACCTTGGTATCCACGATGTATTTGATGTAGAAGAAGCTGGTGTTCGTAGCGTAGACCCGTTGGGAGTTGTTGGTGCTGCTGTAGACCAAACACGTATTGCTAATAACTACGGTACTGTCTACGGAAGACTTGGTAACTTCTTCTCTGAACCAGCTATGAAGTATGTACTTCGTAATGCTGATCCAGATATGTTCGATTCAGTTGATCAATCACTTGTTGATTCACTCAACTCTGCTGGTAAATGGGAATACAAACTGAGTGACGGTAAGACCATTACATCAGACGAAGCTATCGCTGAAGCACAAAGACTTGGTGCAGTGCTGTTGGATCCCCGTATGGATCCTGAAGCCATGAAAAAGATCTTCCAAGAGTTTACTGAAGTTGTAGACGGTGCTGAGAAGTTTGTTGAAGGTGCCAAGGGTGATCTTGCTGCTGGTGGAGCTTTGGTTGCTTTGCGTGGTCTTCGTGAAGCTTACATTGATCTGAATAAAACAGGCGCTCAAGGTTTGCTTGCTACTTCACTGGCTGGTCAAGTTTCTGACTTGGCTGAAGGTTCACGTCTTATGGACGGTACAGCAGCTATTGAACGTGCTCAAGAACAGATCCTTGATAAGATTGAATATCTTACTGTTATTCACGGTAGGAATAAGCAGATTAGAACTGAAGGGTTTGGTAGCCTGAAAGAGATCTACAATCATCTGAACGAGAAAGAGTTCAGTAAAGTTATGCAGATGATTGATAGCTTTAATGAAACCAAGAAAGCAACTGATCTTGAAATCATTGAGCGTGCTAAGCGTACCGTTGACACTCTTCGTCAAGTCTCTAAGGAGCGTCCTGAGTACCTCAAGCCGTTGGAGATGGCGTGGGAGTTTACTGACGGTAACGTGGATACAATGGCTAAGCTCAACAGGTTTGTTGATCAAAGTCTTGGTGATTGGTTCCCTAAGTTCTTTGTTGATGGTTCTCCTGAAATCCCTAACGTTATTGTTCAGGGTATGTGGAGTAACATCTACAACTCTATTCTGACTTCTGTATCTACTCCACTTAAGGCTGGATTTGCTAACGCAGCTATGCTGCTTGAAAAGCCGGTTACTGTTCTTGGTGGTGCTATACTTGGTGGTGATATTAAGACCCTTAAGCGTGGTTGGTATCAATACTCAGCTTTTGCTGATACCATGCAGAAAGGTATAAAGCACATGACCGATGTGTTCCGTAAAGCTGCTGCAGATCCTAATTCTGTTGGTTACATTATCCGAGATGATGTAATGCAAAAGAATGAGCAGACAATGGATATTCTTCATTCGTATGCTATGGCTGCTCAAAAGTCAGGTAATGAAGGTCCAATGGCTCTTTATTACAAGGCTGAGGCTTTACAAGATATGGCTAACAATCCGTGGCTTCGGTTTGGTCCGAATGCTATGACGGCATTGGATGGCTTTGCACGAGCTGTTATTGCTAACGCAGAAGCACGTGGTCAGATCTACGACAAGTTCATTGATGGTGGTCGTAAACTTGATGCTGATGGTATGAAGAAAGCCCTGGATGAACATTACAGTAAAATGTTTGATTCTTCTGGGATGATTACCAACGAAGCGATTGATTACGCTACTCGTGAAATCGCTATGAACTTGGATAGCCCCGGTGTTGAGGGCTTGTCTAGTATCATTAGGCAGTACCCTGTTTTGAAACCATTCTTGATGTTCCCACGAACAAGTATGAATATCTTGGACATGGCTAATAAGCACAGTCCTGTTTCCATATTTGTTAGGGAGTACAACGAGATTGCCTACAAACCTCTTAGTAACTTCACTGTTGATGAAGTACAGACCATTCTTACTAAGCGTGGGTTGCCTGTTGATGACAACATGATGGATACGTTCAACACTCTTCGTGCTGAAGTTCGTGGACGTAAGGCTATCGGTACTATCACTATGATGGCAGCCGGTGCTATGTTTGTTAACGGTGGTCTTCGTGGTAATGGTCACTATGATGAACAACGTAATAAGGTTCGTCAAGAGCTTGGTTGGAAACCCCGTACTTTCAAAGGTTGGGATGGTAAGTGGTACAGCTACGATGGTCTTGGTCCTATCTCTGACTTCCTGGCTTTGACTGCTGACGTAATGGATAACTTTGATTCCATTACTGAAAACGATCTTGAAACTACCATCAACAAGCTTGGGTTTATTCTTGCAGGTAACCTGACTAACAAATCTATGCTTGCTGGTATCGAACCGATGAACGACGTTTTGTCTGGTAACCCTGCAGCAGTGAATCGTTGGGCAGCATCTTTTGCTAACTCTCTTGCTCCCCTAGCCGGCGCACGTAACGAGCTTGGTCGCCTTATGGCACCGTCTCTACGTGAGTTGGATATGGAGTTCACTCAACTTCTTCGTAACCGTAATAAGTTCTTGGATGTTGTGGATTCTAAAGGTGCACTGCCTGATAAGCACGACTGGATTGATGGCAGTAAAGTTGGTTATCCTGAGAACTTCTTTGTTCGGGCATGGAATGCTGTGTCTCCGATGAAGGTGTATGATGGTCAATCTGCTGAGCGTCAGTTCCTGCTGGATATCGAATACGACTCACGTCCTAGCTTTAACAAAAGCACCAAAGGCGTTGAGTATACTCCTAAAGAACGTTCTGAACTCTTCTCTTTGATAGGTCAGCAAGGTTACCTGAAAGGTGAACTGCAACGTATCATGCAAGGTACCGATGCTAAAGTGTGGCGTGAATCTATTAAGACTGAACGTGGTAACGGATCTCGTATTGATCCTAACCAATGGATGAACCTGTATCGTCAGATTGACGTAGCTCTTGATCGTGCTAAGCGTATGGCTGAAGTTCAACTTAGCAACCGTGATGAAGTGATGCGTCGGCAATACGAACAAGGTCTAGATAAAGCCTACCAGCAGCGTGGTGTATCCATTCTGCAATGGCAAAACAAATAATCCACCCATTCCCAATTACTTACTAGCGTAAATGGCTGTAACTCAAAACACATATACAGGGAATGGTTCAACCACAAACTATTCCTTCACTTTTCCATATCTTGAAGAGACTGACATTAAGGTAAGTCTTAATGGAACAGTTACAACTGCATACACCCTTGCCAACGCTACAACTATTTCGTTCACCACTGCTCCTGGAGCTGGTGTAGCGATCAGGATCTACAGGGACACGGATACTGACAATCTGCAATCCACCTTCTTTGCAGGTTCAGCCATCCGTGCCCAGGATCTGAATGATAACTTCCTTCAGTCTAATTACACAGTCCAAGAAGTTAAGGATCGTTTCCTTGACCGTACTGGTGGAACCATGTCTGGGCAGCTGGACATGGCTAACTACAAGATCGTTAATCTTGCTACGCCTACCAACAACGCTGATGCTTCAACCAAGGCTTATGTAGACAGTCAAGTTGGTTCAGTTAGTGCGTCTGCAACAGCTGCTGCTGCTTCAGCTTCGGCTGCTGCTACATCTGCTAGCAACGCATCCACAAGTGCAACCAACGCAGCTTCGTCTGCGAGTGCTGCATCTACCTCAGCGTCTAACGCAAGCACTTCTGCAACTGCTGCAGCAGGCTCTGCAAGCGCCGCTAGCACGTCTGCAAGCAACGCTAGTACCTCTGCCTCTAACGCCTCTACAAGCGCCTCTAACGCCGCTACAAGTGCCACTAGCGCAGCTAACAGTGCTACCAGTGCTGCCTCTTCTGCTGCGTCTGCTCTTGCTGCATTTGACAGCTTTGATGATCGTTACCTTGGTGCTAAGGCGAGTGATCCAACCGTAGATAACGACGGTGATCCACTGAACGCTGGTGACCTGTATTACAACACCACCTCTTCGGTGATGAAGGTTTATACAGGTAGTGCTTGGGTTACTGCTTATGTTCCTGGTGATGCAGCAAACATTAGCTTTACTCCGTACAGCACTATTGCGTCTAATAACGTTCAAGGTGCTATTCAAGAGTTAACTGATGAGAAGCTGAACCTTACCGGTGGAACCCTTACCGGTGACATTACTCTCGATAACCAATCCGATCTTCGTTTTGGTGAAGCAACTGGTCACGGTGGTAACTGGGTAGCTTTCCAAGCACCAAGCACCATCGCAGCAAATGTTACCTGGACACTGCCAAATGCTGATGCAACCGTCTCTGGTCACGCTCTTAAGTCTGACGGTGCTGGCAACCTGAGTTGGGGTACTGCTGGTGGAGCAGCTGGTGGTGGTACGGACGATGTGTTCTATGAGAATGGTCAAACAGTAACCACTTCTTATACCTTGACCACCAATAAGAACGCTCTTTCGGCTGGTCCCATCACAATTTCAAGTGGCGCCACCGTCACCATTCCTACTGGTTCTAACTGGGTAATTGTTTAATTATGTCTATTCAAATTAACGGAACCTCTGGTATTTCGGGCATTGACGGCACTGCTGGAACGCCCGCCCTGCAGGGGACAGACTCAAACACCGGCATCAGCTTTGGCGCTGATACGGTCAACATCAACACGGGCGGCACAACTCGGGCGACGGTTGATAGCAGCGGAAGGGTGTTAGTTGGTACGGCTACTGCGCGTACCTACACCACTGGTGGAGCGGGCGGAAACCATAAATTGCAATTAGAAACTGCTGGTGCAACCAGTGTTTTTACGACCGCTGGCATCTATTCCAACAGCGATGTGGCAGGTCTCGGCGCCTATTTGGAGTTAGGCAGAAGCAAAGGAACGAGCTTAGGTGCTGTAACGGCTGTAGCTCAAGATGACGTTCTTGGCGAAATTAGATTTGCCGGAACGAATGGCACAGCGGCTAATCCAGCAGCTTCGATTGCTGGCTATGTAGATGGCGCTGTATCTGGGGGTGGCGCTAATGACATGCCGGGGAGACTTGTGTTCTCCACTACTGCGGATGGAGCGAGTTCTCCGACGGAGCGGATGAGGATTACGAACGATGGCTCTTTGTTTCTCTATACGCTAAGCGGATCAGTTTCCGCAATGGCGAACATTAAATACGATACGTCTACAAAAGAAGTTTATTACGATACTTCTTCTCGACTGGCAAAAGAAAACATTGCCGATCTTAAGCAGGGACTGGACGCGGTTAAGGCTATTCAGCCCAGAACTTATACGGCTATCGGCGGTGATCCAAACCAAGAAATTATTGGCTTCATTGCTGATGAATTGGTTTCAGTTGTACCAGAAGCTGTTTTTAGCGGTGTCAAGTCGGCAATTACTGGCAACGATGAAGACACCGAGATTATCCCGCTTGGTATTAGTTACGACTCCCTGATTCCGGTTTTAGTCAAGGCGCTGCAAGAGGCGACAGCCAAAATTGAATCCTTGGAAGACCGCTTGTCTGCCCTTGAAAGCGCGTAGTCCCCTTCTCTTATGACTCTCATGATTTACAACACACAACAGCACACTGAGGAGGTGACCCAATGACCCTAAGACTTAACGGTTCCACATCCGGCTATGTGGAAATTGATGCACCGGCAACCGCTGGTAGCAACACGCTTGTCCTGCCGAATGGAAACGGGACAAACGGGCAGTACCTGCAGACGAATGGCAGCGGTGCGCTGAGTTGGCAAAGTGTAACGGCTGGGAAGATTTTGCAGGTGGTGACTACTGATTACACGGGTGAGTTCAGCACCTCTGCCGCGAATACTTTTGAGCAAATAACCGGGCTGAACTCGTCAATTACTTTGGCCTCCAGCTCTAGCAAAGTTTTGATCATGCTTACCATCGGCCAAGCAAGTACAGCCAATGGCGCCTCAGGATCATTCGCTGTTACCAGAGGCGGGACAAGAATCTTGTTAGGAGCCGCAGCTGGCACTAGAGGCCAAACCAGCATCAAGTTCTACAACGACTCCAGTAGTCACAGCAGTGGCTTTTCGTTTATTGGAGTTGATTCGCCGGGCGCATCTGGATCCTATACATACGGTGCTCAAGCATCAGCGCAAGGTGGGACCACCCTGTACGTCAACAGGACCCAAATTAACTCAGACCTTACCGATTCTTACGAGCACAGGGCCGCCTCCCATCTGACACTTATGGAGATTGCATCATGACGACTTACAACCACGATGCAATCCGCAAGGCATACCCAAATGCCGTCACTATTGAAGACGGGTTTGGAGTCAAAGATGCAGACGGCAACCAGATCCAGCTAGACCAAGCCAAAGTCGACGCCGCAGCGATCATCGTCGCCCAGGAGCAGGCACTGGCAGCTGCTCAACGCAACCGCGCCACCGCCTACCGCAACGAAGCCGACCCACTGTTCTTTAAGGCTCAACGCGGTGAAGCCACCATTGAAGAGTGGCAACTCAAGGTTGCTGAGATCCGCAGCCTCTATCCGTATCCCAATGAGGAGCCAGCACAATGAGCAAACTAAAAACCGAAAAGGTCCTCAACCCAAACGCTACGGTTGAAACCCTGACCTTTAACACTAACGGCAGTGCTGCTCTTGCTGGCACTATCTCCTCTACTGAACGCACCATCACCGTCTCTACCTTTGACCTGAGCACTGGTAACTTCTGGACGTGTGGTGCTATTGCTATTCCTAACCCTACTAACGCTGTTGCTGGGACCAGTGGTCTTATTCGTGTTACTGCTGCTCCTACTTCGTTTGGCAGTAACTTTGATTTCCCAGGTGGATCTTATACCGCTCCGGCTACGTTCCCAGCAATTGTTCCGTACTACGTGGTAAGTAGTTCTCAGATTCTGCTGGGTAACTGGACGGAGGGTATTGCCTAATGGATCTAGCACAATTTTGGAACACATCGGGTGCGTATGAGATTAAGCAGAGCCTGCGGTTTAACTCGGCGGATAGCGCATACCTGAATCGCACTCCGGCAGCAGGAAGTAATCGTCGGACTTTTACTTTATCTTTTTGGATCAAGAAAACAGGTCCACTAGCAGCCTTTAATTACGGAATCCTTGGAAATTATACCGATGGCAGCAATAGCAACGAAATATATTTCAACAGCCAAGATAGACTGCTTTTCTACGATAAGCAAAGTGGCACAGACTACGGATATGGTTGGACCCTTGTTTTCCGCGATCCATCAGCTTGGTATCACATTGTAATAGTTGTAGATACGACAAACGCGACAGCCACTGATCGATTAAAGCTTTATGCAAATGGCGTGCGCCAAACAGATATATCTTTGGATTATGGAGATTTCCCCTTAAATCATCAAGTACGACTTTTAAGTGACTCGTATACTCACTACATTGGCAGAGGTTATTCGCCCGCTGAATACGGAAATTATTATTTAGCTGAATATAATCTAATCGACGGAACTGCGCTGACTCCATCATCCTTCGGTGAAACCGACACCATCACCGGAGCGTGGATCCCTAAGAAGTACAGCGGCAGCTACGGCGCCAATGGCTTCTACCTGAAGTTCGAGAGCAGCGGTATCGGCACTGATTCCAGCGGCAACGGCAACACGTGGACCGCTAATAACTTCAGCACCTCCGGCACTGGAACGGACGTGATGAGCGACACGCCGACGACGAACTATCCCACTTGGAACCCGATCAACAAAGGTCCGGGTGGTACAGGTAGTTATGGCAGCCAATTAAGCGATGGCAACTTGGTGCTTGCTTACAACAAGACTTCCGGAGACTTTTACGCAACAAGCACCTTTGGTT